CAACAACAACCTGACTCACGCAAGTGGTCACGTTAACTTTGTTGTTATGATCAACGAGCACTTATACAATGCTAAAAATAACGGCATATAATAGCAGAATAGGAGATTAAATTATGGCTATATCAAGAGGACAACTAGTTAAAGAACTAGAGCCAGGTTTGAACGCACTGTTCGGCTTGGAATATAAACGTTATGAGAATCAGCATGCTGAGATATACGTAACAGAAACTTCAGACAGAGCGTTCGAAGAAGAAGTTATGTTATCTGGTTTTGCAAATGCATCAGTTAAACCAGAAGGTTCTGGCGTAGTTTTTGACAATGCTCAAGAAACTTACACAGCTAGATACACTATGGAAACTGTTGCGCTAGCATTCGCGATCACTGAAGAAGCGATCGAGGATAACTTGTATGACAGACTTGCGTCTAGATATACAAAAGCATTAGCTAGATCCATGGCAAATACTAAACAAATAAAAGCAGTTGACCCATTATTAAATGGTTTACCTTCAGTGGGAACTTTCACATCTGGTGATGGTTCTTCATTGTTTGCAACAAACCACCCAACAATAGCGGGAACTGTTTCAAATACGTTGACTACACAGGCGGACCTTAATGAAACTTCATTAGAGCAATCTCTTATTGACATTGCTAAATTGACAGATGAAAGAGGTTTGAAAATTGCAGCAAGAGGAGTTAAAATGATTGTTCCTTCGGAAAATCAGTTTAACGCTGAGAGATTAATGAAATCTCAAGGTAGAACTTCAACAGCTGACAATGATATCAACGCGATCGTTTCTATGGGAATGGTTCCTCAAGGATACAGAGTGAACAATTTCTTAACTGATCCAGATGCGTTCTATATAATCACTGATGTACCAAACGGTATGAAGTATTTCGAGAGAACACCTATCAGAACAGCGATGGAAGGTGACTTCGATACTGGAAACGTAAGATACAAAGCTAGAGAGAGATACAGATTTGGTGTCTCTGACTACAGAGGTATCTTTGGCGTTGAAGGTGCGTAATACTTAAAAATTTAAGGCGGGACACAATCCCGCCTTATTTTAAGAATAGAAAGAAAAAATGCACCCTAAACAATTCAGAGTACAAATTTGTGCATATAAATATTATGCTGATTTTGTTATAACTTCTTTAGACGGCCCCTTGGATATCGAAAATGCCATAGTTGACAAACTAGGAAAAAAAGATATAAAATGGGAATATCTTGGAGAAATGATGAATCCCAAGGTAAATAGAATAACCTATGAGGAGGTTATAAATGGAGGAGATGATGCAACATCTACAGGACCTTTACAAGAAGAAAAGAGGTCTGGATCTTCAATGGGAGCAGGAACATCTCAAAGAGGGTAGATATACCCTTAATATGGTAAAGATCGATAGAGAAGTTAAGAACGTTCTTACCGATATTAAAATGGCAGAAGCTAAAAAAGAGCATCTGCAAAATAAAATTGAGGAAGTGGCTCCACAAGTTTCCGTAGCAACTTAAACAAAAAGCTACATCGTTGGAAAATTTTTATCCGCACTACAGGCTCTCTTGCACTCTATCTAAAACTAGTATATAAATTAATTACTATACAATTAATAATGATATATAGACGAGTATAGTCGACGGCCTAGAGACTATATATCTTAACTAGGAGGATACAATCATGGCAGGAACACACTTTAGAAATCCAATAATGTTTGCTGGATTAGCTAATAACACTAAATGGTTTAAGGATTTACCAGTAGATAATAATCCTAACTACATATGTTATAAAGACGATTTTATTTATAACACTTTACCTTCAGCAGAATGGTCAACATCTATTGCAGACGGTGGCGCATCAGCTGGTATATCTAATGAAGTAGGTGGAGCAGTAACTTTAACATCTGCTAACACTACAGATAACAACGGTCTGGCTTTAGTAAAAACTGCTAACACTTTTCAAGCTGTTGCAGAAACTAGAGATAGCTCTGGAGCAGTCACTAACCCAGGTACAATTATTTGGTACGAAGCGAGAATTCAAAACAATGACGCTAACGCTACTGACTATGGCACTGGATTAGTTGAAACTTTTACTGGAAGTTCTGGATGGAGATCTGCAAACAGAATCTCTATTGAGTCTAACAACGGTGAGCAGTTTTACAGATTTGTAACAAAAAATGCTTCTGGGACAAATCAAGTTCAATACACTGCATACACTATTACTGATAGTGCTTATGACACTGTAGGGTTTAGAGTAGACAAAGCTGGAAAAGTTGAATTTTTTGTTAACAGAGCTTTAGCAGCGACTGTTACATCAAATATTAATACTGATGATATGCAAATGTTTGCAGCTTCAGTATCAGCTTCTGCTTCTGGACAGAGAGTAACAAAATTAGATTACATTAGTGCAACTCAGAACAGAAATGCTTCTGAACTTATTGGTAATATCTAATAAATAATTAACGGGGACTCGACTTGTTTAGAAGAGTCCCCTAAAGATTAAGGAGAAGAATATGCAAACATTTGGAAGCACGGGTGACATTTCTAACGCCAATGTTACTACTGAAAACAAAATTGTAAAAACTGGAAGAACAAGAGCTTTAGGAGTTGTTCTTAACACAACTGCTGCCTCAGGGGATTTTCACTTAAAAGATGGTGGAGCTGCAGGGACAGTAAAATTTAAATATAAAACAAGCGGAACTGCATCTGCAGGTAGTCCAATTGTAATTAATTTCCCTGGACCTATTTTGTTTGAAACAAATTTAACAGTTGCTTTTACTACTGAACACGTAACAGTTTGCTCTGTATTTTATAACTAGGAGGCAAAGTGGCTTTTTCAGGCACAAGTACATTCGAGAAATTTCTCTCGATAGATGATATTATTACTGAAGCTTTTGAAAGATTAGGATTCTTTGATTACTCAGGAAATGATTTAAGATCTGCAAGACGTTCTTTAAATATAATGTTTCAAGAATGGGACAATAGAGGTTTGCATTTTTGGGAAGTAGCAAGAACTGCTATCAGTTTGGTAGAAAATCAAAATGAATATACAATATTTAGATCTCCATCTGATGGAAATGCAAACGGTATAACTACCACTTTATCATCAGGAATTACAGATTCAGCTACTACAATTCCAGTAGCATCAACTAAAAATATGAACGCCACTGGTAAGATAAGAATTAATTCTGAAGTGATAACATATACTTCAATTTCAGGTAACAATATTTTATGTTCAGCTTCTGATCGAGGAGCTGACGGTACGACCGCTGCATCTCATACGTCTGGTGATGCTGTGACTAATTTTGTAGACATGGTTTCAGATATTCTTGAAGCTAGTTACAGAAATTCAAGTGACGTAGACACACCACTTTCAAAAATTAATAGATCTCAGTATCAAGCTTTTTCAAATAAAACTTCTACTGGTCAGCCATCACAATATTTTGTTCAAAGATTTATAGATAAAGTTACAGTGACTTTATATTTAACACCAGGTAGCACACAAGCTGGTGAGTATTTATATTTTTATTATGTTAAAAGAATTCAAGATGCAGGTAAGTATACGAATGAAGCTGATGTTGTTAATAGATTTGTGCCATGTATGTGTGCAGGTTTAGCGTACTACATGGCTATGAAAAAAGCACCACAAAGAATTCAAGAGATGAAATTAATTTATGAGGATGAAATACAAAGAGCATTAGCAGAGGATGGTTCACCTGCAAGTGTTTACATTTCACCTAAAACTTATTACCCAGAGATATAATGGCAAAATTTGCAAAAGGAAAATACGCATTAGCAATTTCAGATAGAAGTGGTCAAGCATTTCCGTGGAGAGAAATGGTTACAGAATGGAATGGGGCTTTTGTGCATATTACAGAATATGAACGTAAACAACCACAGCTAGAGCCAAAACCTTTTGTTGCAGATCCTCAAGGATTAGAGCAAGCAAGACCACAACGTTTTAATTTAGAGACTGGTGGTGGAGGAGGAATTATTGCTGATTTAACTCTACCTGGATCTTTTTCTTTTCAAGATCAAAGTAATAATTCTATGGTGCCAGAAAATCCATCTGATATAAATAGAAGAAGAGAAGCAAGTTTAACTTTAGGAGATGTAGCGGTAACAATATCATGACATATACAGAATTAGTACAAAAAATTAGAGATTATACAGAGGTTACAAGCACAGTTTTAACTGATACCATTGTAAACGGATTTATTGAAAATGCAGAGTTTAGAATTTTAAGAGATGTAGATTCTGATAACAATAGAAGATACGTGTCTGCTCAAATGGTGGCCAGTCAAAGATTTATAGACACTCCTCAAAATTTACTTGTTATTAGATCTGCTCAAATAGTAGATTCTGCAGGGGTTGGGGTGGCTAATGACAGAGATTTTTTACAATATAGAGATACCAGTTTTATGTCAGAATTTAACAATCTAGGAGTTCAAGGAACCCCTAAATATTACAGTAACTGGGATGAGGATACAATAGTTGTGGCTCCTACACCTGATCAGACCTACACAATACAATTAAATTATATCTTGAAACCAGAAGGATTATCTAGTACAAATCCTACTACATATTTAAGTTTGCAATTTCCCAACGGACTTTTATATGCATGTCTGGTAGAGGCATATGGTTTTTTAAAAGGGCCAAATGATCTCTTGCAATTATACGAAGGAAAGTATAAACAAGTGGTAGAAGGCTTCTCAATAGAACAAATGGGAAGAAGAAGACGAGATGAATATCAAAGTGGTGTTCCTCGTATAGGAAAATAGGAGAAACAACAAATGGCTATAACACAAGCAATTGCAAACTCATTTAAAAAACAATTATTAGATGGTGATCAAGATTTTACAGCAGCACCAGCTGGTGATATTTTTAAATTAGCTCTTTATAGTTCTTCAGCAACTCTAAACTCAGCGACAACTTCTTTCACAACTGGTCAGGAAGTTCCAAACTCGGGACAATACACATCTGGTGGTGGAAAGCTAGTTAACCTAGCAACTTCAATTACAGCTGGTGTGGCAAGAATAGACTTTTCAGATAGATCTTTTACTGGGGTCAGTATTACTGCTAGAGGAGCATTAATCTATAACACATCGTTCTCAAATTCAGCGGTGGCAGTTTTAGATTTTGGAGCAGATAAAACAGCTACATCTGGAGTTTTCACAATTCAGTTTCCAGCTCAAACTTCAACAGCAGCGATTTTAAGAATCTCTGGTTAATTAGGAGGTAAACTCCTATGGCATCAGGGACTTGGAATGTTGGCTTTTGGGGCCAGAACCAATGGAATGATTCAGCAAACCCGACTTTAATACCTACGGGTATTGCCCTCACTGCAACTTTGGGGGACGAGTCAACTGTTGGTGAGATTAATGCAGGTTGGGGTAGAGCCAACTGGGGTGATTTTGCTTGGAACATTGCTGGTAATTTTATTCCTACAGGTATTGCTTTAACAGGAGCTTTAGGTAGTCCATCAATTCATACTGATGTAATCGCAACTCCATCCACAAACGACGGTCAGTTAATGACCGCTACTCTTGGAACCAACACCAACATCGATATTCAAACAAAAGTATTTCCAACAGGTAATGCATTAACTTCAAATTTAGGAACAGCTGACGCTGGTCCTGATGCAATGGCTAGTGGTATTGCAATGTCTATGGGTCTTGGAACTCTAGATGCATTTAATCAAACAGGTTGGGGCAGACAACAATGGAATGTTAATGCATGGGGAGTTGAGGGTCAATTTGCAAATGTTGATGTAACAGGTATTGCAATGACAGCAGCGGTGAGTGCACCAGAGGCTGTTAAAGGAAATGCTGATTTCTTTCTTAATACTTTAAATGTAGCGCAGGCAACTCTCGGTAATGTAGATCCAGCCCCTGATGCTAATATCACTGGAGAGGCAATGACTGCATCTTTAGGAAGTGCAGTGGGTATTATTAACTACACTGATATTCCTACAGGTATTGCAATGACTGCCACTTTAGCTAGTGTCACAGCTGTTCCAAGCCAAGAAGTAGATGTAACAGGAATATCTATGAACGCTCAATTAGCTAGTGTTACACCTATTATTCACATAGATGTTTCAGTAACTGGTTTAGGGTTGACTATGAACCAAGGAAATGGTAATGCTCTAATCTGGAACGAAGTAGATACAGGTTCAGCGCCTATAGATCCTCCAGGATGGCGAGAGGTGGCTGCATAATGAGTTTGACAGAAACTCTTATTTTTAATAAAATGAACGTATAAGGAATTAAAATATGGCGAATTCAACATCAGCTAACCTAAAACTTACAGTTCAAGCAACTGGTGAAAATTCAGGAACTTGGGGACAAATTACAAATACAAACTTATTAATTTTAGAACAAGCCATCGGTGGCTACAGCACCTTCAACGTAACTAATGCTAGTAGAGCTTTAACTTTTTCTAACGGTGCATTATCCAATGGTAAAAACAACGTATTAAAACTAACAGGTACTTTAGCTGGAAATTTAAATATAACTGTACCTAACTCAATTGAAAAAACTTACATAGTTCAAGATTCAACTGACCATGCGGGAAATACTTTAACTTTTAAAACTACATCAGGAACAGGAGTTCTTTTATGCGAAGGAAATTGTTACATCTTATATTCAGATGGAACTAATATAGTTAAAGCAAACGAATACAGAAAATGGAGAGCAGTATCTGCGGCTGAAACAGTTCAAGCAGGTGCAAAACTTTTAGTAAATACAAACGGTGGAGGAGTAACAATTACGCTCCCCGCATCACCCGCTACTGGAGATGAGGTTTCTTTTGTGGACCAAGGTTATGATTTTAATTCTAACGCATTGACTGTCGGTAGAAATTCTTCTAATATAGCTAATGCAGCATCTGATCTTGTAGTTAACACACAAGGCGCAGCTTTTTCATTAGTGTTCTCAGGAGATGCTACAACAGGATGGACTTACACGGAGAAATAATATGTCAAATTACGAAGCAACAAAATACGATTTTTCTGGAGCAAACCTTACTGGTATCGAAGGAATTCCTACGGCAACTATTGTACCGTGGTCTTCTTCTTCAGTGCCAACAGGTTTTTTAGAGTGTGATGGAGCAGCAGTTTCAAGATCAACTTATGCAGCATTATTTGCAATTGTAGGAACAACTTATGGAGCTGGGGACGGCGCATCAACTTTTAATGTACCTGATTTACAAGATAATGTAGCAATTGGAAAATCAGGAACCAAAGCTTTAGCATCCACAGGTGGAGCAAACACTGTTACTTCTACAGGGAACGTTGGTGGTTCAACAGCTAATGCAACTTTATCAACCTCGCAACTTGCTTCTCACTCACACAATTTTCCAGCGCCAGGTGGTGGTAACCCTGACGACTGTGTCTTGACACAAACTAATAGTTCTGGAAATATTGCAAGTGCTAATACAGGTTCGGGTACGGGACACTCTCACAACATGAGTGCAACTTTTTCTGGAGATGCAACTTCAGTGTTACAACCTTATTTAGCAGTTATTTATATTATCAAAACTTAGGAGAAAATATGAAAAGTGGAGGAAATTGGACAGTAGTATTTGAAGACAGATGCATAATTAAAAATTATGCTGAAGGAGCTGCTCAAGGTATTGGATACGTAATTGATGACGATGCTTTTTGGAGTCAATCTAAATTTTCAAATATTTGGGCCATTCAACATGGCACTGCTAACACTTCTGATGAAGTAGAACATAGAGATAGCACGCCTCATAAATCATTTGCAGATGCAGATTTAGGTGACATTAGTCAATTCTCTTCTAAATGGGACTCAGCTCATTTATTAAGATTACAGGCTAATTGGGATAATAATATTCTTCAAGATGCTGATGGCAATACGATTGAGGGTGAGTCAGAAGCTGATAAAATTTCTAGATTAGGTGCGAGACCTACTTCATATTCATCGTAACATCATCCAAGAAGTTATAATATATTTCTCACCTGATAAAGGTGGGTTACCTCTATGCACGTAAGGAAAAGCGGCGGGCCAAATAACTATTCTACCTGTTTTTGGTTTTACTCTTTTTGCAAAATGTAAAAACTCTGTTTCTCCACCTTCGTCTACATCATTTAAGTATACAGAAAAAACAAAAGCTCTAGGTTCATTATTAAAACCTTTATTATGTTCTAGATGCCAGATATGGTAACCTTCGGTCGGTAAGGTTTTTTGAATTTTTAAATTTGTATATTTAAAGTCATCCACTCCGTAAGAAGAACGAGCCCCTACGTTTTGTTCATAGTGTTTCCAAGCGACATCAAAATTAAACATAAAAGGTTTTAGCTCCTCCCACCAAACATCAATATTACGTGGAGTAGCAAAAAATTGTTGATCTTGTTTGTGTAGAATAGAAGATTTTTCAGAGCCTATTCTATTAAGTGTATTATTAAATTTATCCTGCTCCTCATATAAATTTATGGCTTTATTACATTCTTCTTGAGTAATATAGTTATCATATACACCTATAAAATTATCTATATTAACTGTTTTTTCATTCATTTTCGATCTTTCATTCATTATAAAAGTGATATATAAGGCATTATATGCTACAAAAATTAAATTTCAAGGCTGGGTTTAATAAGCAAGACACTGAATCAGGAGCCGAAGGTCAATGGACTGATGGTGATAATGTAAGATTTAGATATGGTTTACCAGAAAAAATAGGTGGCTGGTTACAGTTAACCGCAGCTAATAAAACTTTACCAGGCGCAGCTAGGGCTCAAGTGGCCTTTACTAGTTTTAATGGAGAGAAGTATGCGGCCATTGGAACATCACAAGGTTTGTTTTTATATTACGGAAATGATTTTTATGATATCAGTCCGTTAGATACAGCAATCACAGGATGTACGTTAACAACAGTTAACGGATCAAATGTTTTACAAATTAATAAAGGCTCTCATGGATTAGCGGTTGGTAGATACATAACTTTATCTTCTGTAACTGTTACTGGTGCTTCAGATTATACAGCAGCAGAATTAGAAGTAGCTTATGAAATTTTAACCGTGCCCGATATAGATAAATTTACTGTTCAGGCTGTGAGAAATGAAGGCGGTTCTGGAATGACTGCCGCTGGAGCAGCAACTGTTAATCCTTACGTAACCGTGGGACCAACCACTCAAACCACTGGATACGGATGGAGTACATCTACCTGGAACACTTCTACATGGGGAACAGCAAGAGCAACAAGTTCTGTGGTTTTAGATCCAGGGAACTGGAGTCTTGATAACTTCGGTGAAGTATTAGTGGCCACTGTATTTAACGGAGAGACTTTTACATGGAATGCTGGAGCATCGAATGCCAGAACGATCAGAGCTTCTAAAACAACTTCAAACTTTCAAACCACTAATAATCCGACTGCTAGTAGAATGACTTTAGTATCTGATAGAGATAGACATCTATTTCACTTTGGAACTGAAACAACCGTTGGAACACCAGCTACACAAGACCCCATGTTTGTAAGATTTTCCAATCAAGAAGATTTAAATACTTATTTACCCACAGCTACCAATACCGCAGGTACTTTTAGATTAGATACGGGTAATGAGATAAGAGTGGCTATTCAAGGTAAAGATTATGTTTTTGTAATTACAGATTTAGCCGCATATGTTGTTCAGTTTGTTGGACCACCATTTACATTTTCAGTTAGACAAGTGGGTACAAATTGTGGATGCATAGGTCAACACGCAGCAGCCTATGTTAATGGAGCTGTGTTTTGGATGGGAACTCAAGGAGGATTCTTTGCGTATGATGGAACAGTTAAATCTTTGCCATCTTTAGTAGAGGATTTTGTTTTTACAACTGATGGAGATAATTTAGGATTAAATTTTGGATCTAGTGATGTGGTGTTTGCAGGTGCTAATAATTTATATACAGAAGTTAACTGGTTTTATCCAAAATCTGGATCTGATCAAATTGATAGATGTGTTACATATAATTATTCAGAAAATTGTTGGACCACCTCTACATTAGATAGAACAACTTACCAAGATCAAGGAGTTTTTGATTTACCATATGCCACCGATTATGGTGATACCTTAACTCCAGTATTCCCAGATATTTTAGGAATAACAGGTCTTCATGGTGCTTCTATTTATTATGAACATGAAACTGGAACTGATCAAGTTAATAGTACAGCGACAACTGCTATACCAGCATTTATTAGATCAGGGGATTATGACATAACCTCTAGAAGAAGTGCCCTAGGCCAAACAACTGGTGTGGCTGATTACAGAGGAGATGGAGAATTTATTATGTCGGTTAAAAGATTTATACCTGATTTTAAATATCAAGAAGGAAGCGCTAAAATAACCCTATTCGTTAGTGATTTTCCCGATGATACTCCAGTAAGTTCTCCTCTTGGACCCTTTACAGTTACAACAACAACTGATAAGGTAGATACTCGAGCAAGAGGAAGATTAGTATCTCTTAAAATAGAAAACGAATCTGTAGGAGAAACATGGAGATATGGAACTCTTAGATTAGACGCTCAACCAGATGGAAGAAGATAATGGCAAATACTTTATTTGATTTAGCACAACAATATTTACAACAAGGTTTACCTGATATAACAGGTATCTTTCCACCACCAGTAGCAACTACACAACCAGTAGCTCCTATGTTACCAGTGATGCCCATATCACAACAACCCGCTGGTATAGAAACATTGTTTCCAACAGAAAAAGCATCTCCTAGAGATGACTTCCCTGGAGGAGGAGGCCCGTTTGGTGATTTAGATATGAGTGATAAAAAAACTATAACTAGAAATGTTTATACTGAAATTGGTCCTAATAAATATGGATTTGTTCCAACCGAAATAGATGCATTTAGAAATATGAGAACAGGAGCGTATCAAACTGCAGATGGTAAAAATGTAGATGCAACCTTTACTGATATCCCTGGAGGAGTTTTAAACATAATGTCTAATGTTTTTGATCCAAAACCAGAATTTTTTGCAGAATATCCACTTGGTAAAATAGAGGGAGCTTATACAAATTTAGCTAGTCTATTAAAGGGTGAAAGAAATCCTACTAATTTAATAACAGCAGCAAGACAAAGATTAATAGATCGAGGCTCACGAATTACAGAAGACTTTGAAGGTGCGGGAGAATTTCCTACTGAAAAGACTCCTATCACAACAGGGAGTTTTGAATTTGAAGATCAATCTTATGAAGGTGGAAAAGGAGGATCAGGAGGACGAACAGGACCAGGTGATATGGATAAAGGAGTTGGTGGTCAAAGCATGGGACCTGGAGGACCTGGAGGACCAAGACAAGTGTAATAAAATATTATGGCCAAGATAACTAACTACATACCTGAACCTAAACCAGAATATGAAGTAGATAATCAAAGACAAATTATAGAATCTTTAACCACCATGAAACAACAACTTAATTTTTCTTTTCAACAAGATTTAAAGAACGAACAAGACGCTTTTAATTATTTCATGTCATGACAATACAATATAAGAACCAGGGTTTTAAACAAGCTGATGTAAATAAAGCTACAGTGCTTACTTGTCCTAGTGATGGAGCAATCATAGTTAAAAGTATATATTGTGTAAACAATGATGCATCATCAGGTATTTTGGTAAATATGAATTTAGTTGATTCATCTGATTCAAACACTGAATATGAATTTTTTAGAGATGAGGTAGCGGCTAAATCACAAGTAAATGCCACACCTCAAAGCTTGAATTTAGAAGCAGGTGATGCTATAACAGTGCAAGCAGCAACAGGTAGTAATACAATACAAGGTGCCATAAGTTATGCTTTAATAAACAGAGAGAATGAAAACGGATAATATTATAAAGATAGATTGCACGACGATAACCACTTATAGAAACACAAAGACAGGTGAGACCTCTTCTGAGAAAATAGAAGGACCTGACATTGTCCAAGACGTTACTGTGCAAGTTACTAATAAAGGTTTAGAAGTATTTCAGAAAGTAATGAATGATAATAAGAAACCAAAACCCTAAAGGCGGAACAGAATTACAATTCGAATATTTAAGAAAATATGT